ACCCTGAATGGAGCTAGTTGCCGTGGAAGAACCTAAAAATGAACGACTTATAGCTATTGAGACCATTCTCAACTTCATTGGATGGTCTGGTAACGCGTTGACAGTCTCAATAAGATTATTGGGATTATCTCGCCTCGCGTTGTTCTCGACGGCACACAGCGGCCTGAGGTTGAGGTAATGCCAGCACACCTCCAAGTCCTCTTGCTTCTCATGGTCGAACCACGAACAGGGAATGATATGGTCAATCTGCCAGCAGCCAGCAACCGAATAGCCGATGTTGCCCCAGTGCATCCAGCCCTCCCATTGCGATTCGATCCAAGCTCTCAGTTCATCGGGCGAACATCCAAGCAGCGCCAGCATGCGAGAGCTAATCTTCTCGCCCTTCACAATCTTAGAGAATCGTCGCTTCATAATGTCCCGCGCTCTAAACTTGGGGTCCGTTTGGTAGCGCATGTGGAACTCCGACCTAAACCCAAGCGCGTTAGCCTTGGCGACAGCTTTCTCTTTGCGCCTTTCTTTTGCTGATTCTTGCCGCTTCACGGTTGCGAGGCTGAAAAGATCAAGGCTTTGAATGGACGCGCCGCACGACGCTAAAAGCCTTTTGCGCTTTTCTTTTCTGTTCCTCAATTCAGCAGCCAGTGCTAATTTGTTGGCGCTCAATAGGTCGCCGCGCTTAATCGGGGACGCCTTCCTTGCCTCAACCGAGTCCCTAACCTCCCTCTTTCCGGCAATATCCAGCCACTTGCGAACAGTTGCCCTAGGAACTCCAGTCTCCTTTGAAATTGCCCTTAGCCCGATCTGCCGCCCATACATCTCCAGTATCTTTGGCATCTTCGCCTGAATCTTCGCGTCAGCTTCCCATCCCGCTTTTTTCGAGCATCGCATCCCGCAGAATCTCGCGGTTCCGATAAACGGAGCATCGCAGCTTTCGCATTTCCTAAAGGTTTTCTGGCTTTCAGCTACTGCCGCCCGCTTGCACTCAGGGGAGCAATAAACCTGAGTGCCGCCGTCCGGCATAAACCATTCGTGGCATTTCAGCCAGCGACAGAACTTGATCCGCTTTGGCCGATAGTTCGCGCAATTGACGCAAAGCACTTCGCCAACCTCCGATTTTACCGATTCGCCCGATTCAGCGTCAAGCCTATTCGATACGGGATTGCGTGATTCACTCATGGCCCTCACCCCCTCTCAAAACCCGATCAACCGCCCTGATAAGTTCCAGCGGGTCAACCATGCCCCAAGCGTTAGCGGTGCGTCCGATTGCGGCCTCGACACGATAGACAACGGAAATGTCTAGCGTTTCGCGACCGTTGGTGGTTTTTGTTTCAGTTCCGATGCTCTTTGCGTAAATGATCGCCTCGGGAACATCGTCCGCGATTTCATCCGCAAGCAGGGGGGGCGCAACGGTCGCGCTTTGTTCCTTGACCTTCGCGGGCCGTCCTCTTTTCTTTGGTTCTTTCATGGTCTCACTTCGATTTGTTTTGTTCTCTTATCAACGACGCGAAAAAAGGCGCGTCTTTCCTCTTTCAAAATCTCCACCTTGAACGGTGACTTTTCAGCCGTTAGCCGAAATTTCAACTCCCTGACGAATTGATGAGCCTGGCACGGCTTAGCCATCCCGAGCATGTCCGCTACCTCATCCGGGCTCATCTTCTCGACTGTCAGCCCGTATTTCAGAAACTGGACGCGCCGAGGGGAGCGGAAATAGCAGCGCAGCCCGTGGGCGTGTATTTCCATGCCACCATTGACCGGCAACTCAACGGGGGATTGCCAACCGTCTAGGTGGGCGTCGGCAAGTGAGGTGTGGTAGGTTTTGGCGGTCATGCTTAGACGATGCGAACAGGCGCTACTCGGAACGCGGGGCGTCCGAGAGCTTGGTGTTCTCTCGATAAAACCTTGCTCCCCGAAGCTGTGCACGGGTGAGGTATTGGTTTTTCAAAGTTCCTTGGTTTAGCGAAACCTCCTTCCACGATCTCGATCCTCTAAACTCTTGAATGAGGTGGACCGTGCATCTGATTTTGTCCGTGTCTGAGAAGTGCGGCATGATGGCCAGGTATTCCCCGGGATCGCACTCACTGAGAGAACAAAGCGGCGCAGCACAAGCCTTCACCTCTATTGAGTCGCTTCTGTTTTCCATGATAATTATTCGGTTTCGGCTGTCTGGCCTAAAGTGTTCGCCTCAATGATGTTGCCGTCGAGGTCGGTGATGGTTCCGTCCCGATGCCAGACCTTGCCGCACTCCACCTTCACATACCCGCCTGGAACGGTGAAGGACTGATAGACCACGCGCCCGCGCTCCATTTCGGTCGTGCTTCCCAAGATCACGTATTCGCGACCCCCAACAGTTTTTCGTTTTGTTCTCATCGAAGATTCCTCAACTTGCCGACGAGCTTTTTCAGTTCCTCGCGGTCCGGCTCATGTTCAGACCTGTGCGCGATCAGTGACAGGTGTCCGTCGATTTCGTGCAAGAGGTCGTATGTCATGGTGACTCGATCAGGTTCATATTCCCCGAGCTTAAATGACGTTCCCCCGGTCTTTGTGATGATCGCGTAATCCCTCCCGCGTCTCTGCACTTCGGCGGCAACGATGTGCCTTGCTTCATGCAGCGTCATACCGGGAGGCGAACAAGGCACTGGAGAGGAACCGGCTACCGCTGGTTTGTCGGATTCGATAGGGTCATTCATGGGCTTTGATAGCGTTCGAGGGTCCGCTCTCAGCCGGTCCCTCAGTTTTGGTGTTCGCTTAAAAGGGTATGTCTGACTGATCTTGCTCCGAATGAACCGCCGCCGCGTTCTCATATCGTCCAGTGGGAGGGGTTGCTCTCTTCGTTCCAATTTCCTTCCAATTGCCGATGATCGGACCTTTCTCGCCAGCTTCCCGGCGCTCTTTACCGATGTCCTGAGTTACGAATCCATCGTTCCCGTATTGGTCGGGGCCGTCTTTATTGTCGAAAAAGACGAGATTGAGGTATTTGCCGTTTTTCCCTTCGTAGAGGGCAGTTTTATCAATTTTGGTGACGTTGATGTTTGCTGTTTTCATTGGATTGCTTTGGTTGGGTCGAAAATAGAATACCGGAATCTAGACGGGTCAAAGTTCAGCTTAAAGAGCCCTGTCCATCCGGTCTCGCGTTGCTTCTCCACGATCAATTCCGAATCGTGCATTGATCGTTCTTCCTCGCTTGAGAGCTTTCCAGCCTTGCGGCGCTTCTCTTTCTCGGGATTGCGAAGGACTAAAAGAACGTTGTCGGCGTTGTTCACCATGAGGCTTGAACCCTTCACGGAATACATAGACGGGCGGGCGTTGTCCTGCCCCGGTTTGGCAAGGTGCGCCACAAGGTGAATATGCGCGCCTGTCTGCTTCGCGAAATCTTGGAGCCGGTTGCAAAACTCTCCTTGGGCCGGGTAATCCTCATCAAGCCCTTGAACGCGCATGAGGGAGTCAATCACAAAATGTTCCGTCCCGTATCGGCGATAGGAGAACCAAAGCATTTCCATCAGGGAATCCCGCGTGATAGATCCCACGACATCGGCAAAAACGATTGTCTCACCTACGTTCTTCGCGAACTCCCGCGCCGCCGCCTCGTTGATGTTGTTCTTCCCGTAGAAAACGGAAAGCATCTTGCGGAGTTGCGTCTCTACCCGGATCTCAAATGAGCCGATATAAACCGGAATCCGCGCCCCTAGGAGTTGCGCCACCATGAAGTTGAGCATGGTTGATTTGCCCGCGTGAGAGAATCCGCCCCAAATCGTAAGCTCCCCAGGTCGGAAATAAAACCCGTCCCCGCTCTGCCAATTCATCTTAAGGAACGGCATTGAGAACGGCTCCGGCTTTGGCTTTACGTCCTCGACAAGTCGGGACTCCATTTCAGCCGTTGTGACAAGTCTTTCAATCCTCGGGCGCTTGGCGTTCGCTACCCAATCGGCGGCATCCTCCTTGGTAAATCCAGCAAGGAGGCAATCGTTCGCGTCCTTCTTGGGGAGCGCGACAACGAGACAGCGATGTTTTCCAAGTCGGGAGATTGCCGTTTCCGTGATCTTCCCGCCCGCCTCGTCTTGGTCGAAGGCCAGATAAATCGTGTCGAAAGCTTCCAGATTGTCCCACTCGTATTCGATCCACGTTGCACCAGTCCCGTTCGGAACGGAAAGCGCCGGAATTCCCCACTGGTGCCAAGTCGCGGCGTCAATCTGCCCTTCGCAAAGCAGAATCGTTTTGGTCCGGTAACTTTCTTCCGGGATTGCCTGCCAGCCGAAAAGGGATGGGGCGCAATCCTTGTCCTGCCACACTTTCTTTTTGTCGCCAATCGTGCGGTATGACCTGTTAATGACCTCGCCAGCCGGAGAGATGCACGGAAAAGCAATGGCTTTCCGCTCCGTGTCGATCTCGATTTTGAGGCGCTCGATAATCTCCGGCTTGAGTCCCCGCGTTTGTGTCAAAAATGCGTAAGCGCGACCATTTGGGGATGGTGATTCCGACTTGATCGCGGGAGCATGGCTGTAAACCCGCTTCTCGTGCTTCCTGACGGGCTCGGAGATGCCAAGGTATGTCCTGACTGCGGAAATCGCTTCCCCGGCTGAAATCGCACGAGAGAGACGCCAAAGGTCAACAAGGTCGCCGTGGTCATCCGTTGCCCAATCTCGCCATTGCCCCGCGTGCCCTCCGGTCATCGTGAGTTTAAGCGAATCGCCGGGAGCGCCGGACAAGTCACCGCAAAGCCATTCGTTGCCGTGTCGCCGTCCACCGGGGAGCAGCATCGGGGCAAGTTCCTCGATTCGCCCGACGAGTTGCGCGGAAAGGTCTGAAACGGTCAGAAGCATTCAGCCTCCTCTTTTTCGGTTTCTTCCTCGGTCCAGTAGTCGGGATGATCTCCCGCCGCTTCCCGCGCCTCGGCTTCCTTGTGGCGCAAAAGGCTTGCCATCAAGTCATCTTCCTCCGGCTCGTCCGTTGCTGGCGTTTCGCTTGGCCATTCCCGCTCGTAATCGCTCGGGCTTTTCTGCGACGGCATGAAGCTGGAAGCCTTCCACGAGCGGACGGTTGATTTCCAACAAACGATTTTCTTCCCGCCGTTAGTCCATCCGTTCCCCTCCCACTTGTTCCAAGTCGCTTCCGCGTCGCGAGGGTAAAGCCCAATCTCGCGGAAATAGGAGTCAAACTCCTCGCGGGTTTGTGGGCGGGCTTTGCTCGCCTTACTTCCATTCCCTTCTATTCCCTTCCCTTCCTTCTTAGTCACTTGGGTGTCAGTTGGGTGACAGGCTCCTGACACTTGGGTGTCACTTGCCTGACAGTCTAGCCATTTCACCTTGGTAATGAAGAACTTAAACGCTTCCTTGAACCAAGATTCCGGGGCGCGGGTCTTGACGGCCATGGCGCGGGCCGTCAGGGGGGTGCCATCTTCCCGCACTAGACTGCCACGCTCCTGACACTTGGATGCCACCTGCAAAATGAGAATCCACGCGGCGAATAATTCGGCAGCGTTGTCTTGCTCCATGACGGTCGCAAAGCCCTCGCCGTCGTGCTTGTTTGGGACGCAAACCCACCGGAGGTTTTCGACCGTGCGGGAACGGTTGTTCTCGAAATGCTTTTGCCAGTCCTTGACTTTGTAAACAGGCTCACTCATCTCGTCGCCTCCTTCTCAATCAAATTCAGCAACCGGGCTTGCAGCGGGACAATGGCAAGTTCCATTTCATCGCACGCGGACAGAAACCGCTTACTCGCCACCTCTATTCGGTGAATCAAAGTTTTACTGTCATTTGCGAGGCGCGCTTGCGTCACGGCCTTATAGAAAGAACTCACAAGCGGGCGCATCGTTTCGAGCGATCCGTTGTGCATCGCTGTATGGCAATCCTCGCAGAGGGTCACGAGGTCGCGCGGATCGGCATCCCAAGGATTTGCGCCCGTGTATTTCTGGTGATGAACGGCAAGCGTCGATCCTTCGGAAAAGCAAACGCGACATTTCCAATCATCGCGCTCCATGACTTCCAGCCGTAGCTTTTGCCATCGCGGGTCTTTAAGCTTTTCTCCGTAGGTCATTCGATGTTCACAAAAAGGCCCAACACTCCCCGCCGCGTGAGACCCGGACAATGAACCGGCACGGTGGGGAGAATTGGGCTGTCTTGCTTTAGAGTGCATTGTTTTATTTCGGGTCTCAACCGAGTCTTTCGACATTCCAGACTTCACAAAAAGAACCGTGATTGCAAGCTGTGCTTCGGCCTTCATTTTCATAACCCGCACAAACCGGCACAAATCGGTATCAAACCGGCAAGGATTAGATGCATCATCAATCTTATCAATGTTTCGGCGCGTTAAT